AACCGCACAAAGTGCGGTTCAAGTTCAAAGGAAACGTTGCCGATAAATCAATTAAGACGCTTTCAGTTCCGGCTTTAGCCGGAACAATAACAAAGTGTGCGAACTTAAATGTTCATCGGTGTATAATTATTTATTTTCAGAACAGTCAATTATAATTTCAGGATCAGTTTTTGATTTATCAACAACAATCCATGTTTGACTTAAATTAGACTTTAGCAAATTAGGTTTGTTATTATTTTCACTATTGTCATTTACATCTGATATAGAATCTTTGTTTAATATTGAACATTGAACATTTTCTCTAATTTCCTTTTCTTTATACAATTTCAATTCAGATTGTAATTTATTAACCATTTGAGTTTTTTCTAATAATTGCAATTGCATAGTTTTTGACATAGTTTCAACTTCTAATACGCGACTATTTAATTGTGCAATTTGTGCTTGTTGGTTTTTTATAAAATCAACAATTTGCGGCATTGTTAATGCGATTGGTGGTTGTCCTTCACGTTCCATCATAATTTGTTGAGGTTGCTGGTTAATCATTTTTGCACGATTCGCCTCAATTTCTTTAATTTGTAATAATACATCAGGTTTCATTCGTGGTTCTCCTGGTGCATATGATAGCAATAAACGATCTACATCATCCACAAAAAATTGACGTATTTCTTTTTCATCTGGTCTGCGAATAAACATATCAATTGTTTTTACAGATTCCTTAAAATATTGTGTATTTGGATTTTCTAATAATTTGCGTTTATCAAATGTATTATGTTCATGTGAAAAAACCAAGATTGATTTCATTGGGTCAAGTTGAACAAACGGAATTGTATAATTTTTCAAAAATGCTTTTTCTTCAGCCAATGCAGCATGATCCTCATATTTAGTTTGTGATAATAATTCTTTTTTGAAAGCAAATGTTCCGGCTGTTGCATGATTTGGTCCATATGGACCACATTGATACATTTTTTGAATATGTTTAAAATAAATGTATAATTCACTTGATCCAGCACATAATGCAGATGGATTATTTGTTAATGTTTCAACTGCATGTGATACTCTTTCTGGTGGATAATAGTCATCATCATCCATATATACAATAATCGATCCTTTTACTAATGAATGCATATAATTGCGTTTTGCACCTAAAGTCATTTTTTCCGGAATTTGGAAATATCGTATTTGCGTAATGCTAGATTCAATTATTAGATCATGTATTTTATCTGTTCCATCGTCGACAATAATCCATTCCATTTTAGTTCTTGGATAAGTCTGGTTTTTGAAACATTGAATCATAGTTTTAATAAATGGTCTGCGATTAAATGTCGGTGTGCAAATACTAACAAATGGAATTAGTTTCTTACCATTACTTTTATTTTTCATTAGGTTTAATAATTATTATATAGTAGTGTTTATATAATAATTTATAATATAGTATTTATTACAAATTATAATTTTCATTATATATATTATACTTGACTAGTTTCTGTATTACACGTTTGTTTATGTGGATTCATTGAATTTATTATATCCTGATCCATAGTTTTATTATTTTTTTTAGTTATTAAAAAAAAAAATATAATAAATAAACAAATAATAGATAATATTACAATAATTGACAGTAAAATATTATTATTTATATTTATCGAATAATTTATAATACTCTGAACGAAAAAAATAATAAAAATTATTTCAAAAAGATATGTATATAATATTTCAAATATTTTATTTATAAAATTAATAAATTGTTGTAATATAGTTTCATCATATGAATCATTAGTTGAATAACTATTAACATTATCGTTTATTTCTAAAACCGTGTCATATAAATAACCTTTTGAATATAACGGTATTGCAAAAAATGAATATAATAATAAATATCCAAATGCTAAAATACCCGCTAACCATACACATACAATTGAAAATGTAATACGTATTACAAAACTAATTAATTGCGGTAAAAACAATGATGGTATAGTTTTTGTATAATTCATTAATTCCGAAAATGAATAATAATATTTATTTGTTTCAGACATTCCTAATAATTCGGAACCTATTCCAAATATTGATCCACTGCGTAATGTTTCAATTGCAATAAATGCTGAAAATATGCCTGAAAATATCATAATTGATATCATTAATTCTGAATATAAAGCGGGTTTACGTTTCAAATTATTTGAAAATGCATTCATATAACTTGCTCCAAACGTCCGTGTAATGTAAATAATTATTAATAGCAATAATATAAATAATATTTTGGCATTTGATACTACAATTTTAGTATATTTAGGTATTAAATCAGTTAATACCCAATTTAAAATAGATACGGGTTCTATTATGTATTTAAATAAATAACCCAATATTGAATTATAATTATTTATTATATATTTATCAATAATTACTGGTGTAGGTTTTGAATCATAAAACATTAAATAAAACCAATTATACACTACCCAACAACTAATTACAATAGATAAAAAGAGTTTAAATTGATCCTCTATTAAGGCTTTATCCGCTGGATTAATTGGTATTTTTGAGTCTTTATCTGATCCAATCTCGCATAAAGTTTGTGATACAAATGTAATTATTAATGTGGGGTATTCAATACAAAATTTATCAATAACCCATAAAATAATAAAATCGATTGTTTGAAAAATTGGTTTTAATTGTTGCCCAATAGATTCATTTTTTGATGCAAGTCCTTCTACAAATGACTCTTGAATTTTTGTATTTACTGACTTTAACCAAGTTGGAGTTGTATTTTCTTGATTTATATCCGGCAATACATTTGTTGCACTAATCTGTGGTGTATTTGAATCGATTGTTTGAGTAATATCTTGCAATGGAGTAGTTGTTAAATTAAATGGTTGCAATTGTTTTTTTGTTTTTTTACGTTTTATAGCAGGTTTATAATCAGATTCTCCATATTGAACCATTCCTTCAATGTGTTGATTATTTATTTTATTAATCCATTGTGTTTCTTTAACTAAATTCATAATAATATATTATAATATATTCGCATTATAATATCATAATTTATTTCGCATATAACATTCCACAATTTCCGCCAATAAAAGACAATATATTATATCGCTCCTCAAATAATGTCATATTATAACTATATTGATATAATCTCCAACTGGGTTTTGATGATATACCTATTGGATTTCCACTATCATTGCATATTACATTAAAACTTGATCCAACTGCATCAAATTGAGGAATGTATGTAGTTAATTCTAATTCAATCTTTTTAAAACGGCTTAAATTAATTGCTCCCGATGGCTGATAATCAAATGGACTTGTATTTAAACAAAAATTATAACAATATAATCCATCTGCAGCTGCACCATTTGTTCTTGTATATTTTTCAATATAATCGTATATTCCACGTGTTAAAATATTTTCTCTATAATCGCCATCTAATAATATTCCCATTGTTTCTAAAATATCAAGTTGATTATCTATTGAATATGGACCAGTTATATAATAACCAGTATTTGTGTTGTTGTTAGGTTGTTCACCTGGACCGGTTTGCACATTTGTTAAATTAAATGGTATATTTGCATTTGATGGAAATTTTGAAGATGCAGCTCTAATATCTGATGGCAACATTCTATATGGCCAATTTGTATAATTTGACCATTCATTTCGCATATTTACATCATTTCTTTGCAAAAACCACATCCAACTTGATACCATTCCATTTGAAGATGCTAATTTAACTTTAGTGCTTCCAATAATATTCAAAAATTTGTATTCATATACATCTTTTACTAAATATACTTGATCTTCCGCCGCAAAAAGTTTTGTTTCATCTTTTGATAAAAAACAATATGTTGCCATTAAATGTATATCTGCATTCCACGTCATTAATGTATTTGTATATTGATCTGAAGACACACATACTGCAGGAGGTGTTTGCAAGAAACGATATATTTTTAAATAATCTTGATTAAAATCGGGTTGAATATATGGATATAAATTTTCAGTATCAAATACATCACGCACTTGAAATAATTCATTAATAGGACGTAATGTAACAGTAATTGATAATTCGTTATATTGTAATGATATTAAGGGAAATGCGCATCGACTATCTAAAGTAAACCATGCATTAATTGGAATATATAATGATTTACCACGAATTGATGGTTCTTCTCCAGCTGAATTTCCACTATAAAATGCATTTGGATAAGTATTTATACGCCCAAAAGAATTTGCAGGATCATTTAATGTTTCAATATTACCCGACATGCGGTTAAATAATTCTTTTTTTTCTGCCGTAAAATCGCGATCTACCATAGCGGCTAAATATTCACCCGAGTATTTATGTAGTGTTTGCGATCCACAATTAATTTCAATATTTTTGATTATTTGTGTTCCAATATTTTTAATCCATCGAAATTCATATGGAACCCAATTATTATTTGTATCGGTGCATGGATAATATAATGGACTCCATATATCAGGTAAATTTACGACTAAATATGTGTCCATTAATAAGTCAGCATACCGTTTAATTTTGAAAGTAAACTTGGATTCCTCGGTTGGTCTTAAATCGCGCAATCCCTCATAATCTATGCGGAATTTTTGTAAACCAAAATTTGTATATTTTGAATAGGCAACTTTAAAAAACGTTTTTGTCGGATTACCAGTTAATATTACATTTGCACTTCCTACACTTATTATATTTAGTAATCCACCCGCCATTGAATAGTTATATTATATTATTATATTTATATAGATTATTTATACAATGGATTATTTGAGAAAAATGCTGATATTAATAGTTATATTGGGATTTTCTTATGTTATATTTCGCCTTATTCAAAAACGTGGGCAATTATTATCTACCATGAATAAACAATTATCTGGTCAATTGGATAAAGAAAGTTTTTTAGGTTTACCGACATTTAATATATTTGCTACTGCGGACTCTGAATTAAAAAAAATGTCTATAACTGATCCTGGACCTGGTATTGTGAATTTTAACCATAAAAAGTCAAATCTACCTTTAAAAGAATACATTATAAAAGCCTCATATAATACACCTTTTTCTGGCAGTTATGTTAGTTTAGATACAATTAAATATGTATTATCTCGAGGCTGCCGATTTATTGATCTTGAGGTGTATTTAATTAATGATGCAGTATATGTAGCACAATCTACTGAACCTGATAATATATCAATTGATTCTAAAAATCAATTATTATTAGATGACGTATTGGAATGTATTGTAATAAATGCGTTTACATCACCTTCACCTAATCCATTGGACCCACTGTTTGTGCAATTACGGATGAAAACAGATGATCCAAATATTTATAAATATACTGCAATGATAGTTGATAAAAACTTTTCAAATAAATTATATACCAATAAAGATGGTAGTCATACTGTTGATCCATTAACAGATAAATTGGGCGATTTAATGGGAAAAATTGTATTAGTTGTTGATAAAACGGTTGCTCCAAAATACAACACTTTTCCAAATTGTGATAAAAATAAACGTTCATCGCCATGTTATAATTTAGATAATTATGTGGGTATGGTTGCAGGTAGTCAATTTATTAGAACCAATACATATACAGATTTAACTAACCAATCCACAAAACCAATTGTTATAAATAATAATGGTATAACATCCCAAGTTGCGGTTGAACGTATTGCTATTCCTAATTTAATATCAAATGTTGTAAATCCTGATCCAAATATATTTATAAAAAAATATGGTGTGCAAATTATATGTTATCCATTTTATTTAAAAGATTCAAATTTAGCCAATTATGAAATGTTATTTAGTGAAAATAAAAGTGCGTTTGTGACTTTTGCGCAATATAGTTTGATGAAATAATTTTATTATGTATTTGTATTTTCACCGTTGAAAATGGGACACTAAAGTGTCTTATATTTACATCTTCAAGGGTATAAATTATATTATATCACTAATATAATATAATGCAAACAAAATCAAGGAAAACACTCAATAAATCAATAACCAATAAATACAAAAAATACAACAACAACATTTGCGAGAATGAAATGTCGTTCCAAGATTGCGAATTAGCCATTTTAAGACATGCGGTTGATGAAAGTGAAGAAATTCTTGGCAAAAAAATTGTTAATGGTGAAGAAGTTGCACGTATGATTTCAATTGTCCAAGATTTTCTTATTCGCAAAAAACTCGTATGCTACGGTGGCACTGCCATCAATAATATTTTGCCCAAATATGCCCAATTTTATGACAAAGAAACTGAAATACCCGACTACGATTTCTATAGTTCAAATGCCCTACAAGATGCTAAAGAATTGGCCGATATTTATTTCAAACATGGATATGGCGATGTAGAGGCAAAATCGGGTGTCCATTTTGGAACCTATAAAGTATTTGTAAATTTCATTCCTATGGCAGATATTACGCTTTTACCCCATAAATTATTTAATTCTTTACAAAAAGAGGCCATTACAATTGCCGGTATTAAATATGCTCCCGCCAATTTTTTGCGTATGAACATGTTCTTGGAATTGTCTCGCCCAGCCGGTGATATTTCTCGTTGGGAAAAAGTTCTTAAACGTTTGACTCTTTTAAATACACATTATCCATTTACAAATGATTCAGTCAATTGCAGTAAAGTCGATTTTCAAAGAAAAATGGAAACGAATCTTGGCGATTCAGAAAAAATATACATTGCGGTTCGCGATACATTTATTGATTTAGGCGTAATTTTCTTTGGTGGATATGCTATAAGTCTTTATTCTAAATATATGCCCAAGAAACAGCGTCAACTCATTCAAAAAATTCCGGATTTTGATGTTTTATCTGAGGAACCTGAAAAAACGGCGATTATTGTGGTTGAAAAATTATCTGAACTTGGTATAAAAAATATTCAAATTATTAAACATAATGAAATTGGCGAAATTGTGTCATTTCATATTGAAATTCGCGTAGGTAAAGAAACGGTTGCATTTATTTATAGCCCTATGGCATGTCACAATTATAATACAATTACAGTTGGACTGCAAGAAATCAACGTAGCAACAATTGATACTATGTTGACTTTTTATTTAGCATTTTATTATGTAGATAAGACGTATTATAACCGTGACCGTATAATTTGTATGGCGCAGTTTTTATTTGAATTGGAAGAAAAAAACCGTTTGGAACAGAAAGGGTTATTAAAACGGTTTAGTATTACATGTTATGGAAAACAACCATCATTAGAAGATATTCGCGCAGAAAAGGCAGTGAAATTTGAGGAATTATCAAATAAAAAAGAAAGTGAAGAATATCAGATGTGGTTTTTAAAATATAATCCGACTGATTTACAAAAAAATAAAAATATAAAATCATTAGTAGATAAAAAATCAATGAAATTTGAAATACGTGAAGCTATTGGGCCTAATATAGATGTTTTATCACAAACACCTGGCCAACATAATAATAGTAAACATAGTAACAGTAAACATAATGAAAATATTATTGATAAAATCAAAAGTATTAAAATAAAAACTTACAAAAAGAAACCGATCAAAAAAACAAAAAAAATACGTAAAAAACCATATAAACGAACTTATAAAAAACAATCAAATGATTTTTTATTTAATGGGGGCTGACTACAAAACAATATTGAATCAAATAATAGTAATGCTATTTATGGTGGTGGCTGAGTATCACAAAATATACTAAAATAATATGTCTTGTCTAAATTTTTCTAAACCTTCTTTTGCGATATATTGTAATATTCGCATAGAATGACCAAAAGAAGAACCTGAATGATTTGGATAATTGGGCAATTCTTGCATTTTTTGACCAATATGTGATATATTTTCATGTGATGAAAACATAAATCCATATTTGTCAGGTTCATACATTTTTAGCCACTCCCATAATTCTAATTCACTTACAGCTTGATATCCATTTTCAATCATTCGTCTTTCATCTGAATCGCTGATAAAATCGAATAGACTTGTTTGATCAATTTGTTTTGATTCATTATATGTGTTATGCATTAATGTGTTTGAATTAGTTTCCATTATAATAATTTGATATAAATTATATTAAATTATCTTTATATAATTACAAAAATATTTAGTTTAATTTTACATTTTTTACACTTTTTCTCATTTCAAACGCCGATTAATGTGATGATTGAAATTTTCCAGTTTGACTTCCTTGTGTAACAATTGTTGGTTCAGCCCAATATACTTTTAAATTATTATCTCTTGCTGCTACATTTAACCACCAATCAATTGGTAATTTTATTTTATCTTTTAAATTATTTATATATTCACACAATTTATTAGCACATTTTTTACTAATTATATAACTATCACAACATCTTGACGCACCATTACCTCCCCAACTTGTAGGATATAAACATTTTTCGTAAATGTTTTTATTTGGAATTAATTTATCTTTTTCAATATGAAGATTACAACCATTACCAATAAATAACATATCAAAATCTTCTGGTAATTGAGTTATATAATTATTCAATTTTTCTATAAAATTATCACATAGTATTACATCATCTTCAAGTATCAAAGCACCATCCGTTAATGCTATTATATTAAATACATAATTATGTTTTAGATGTAAAGACATTGTTGATTTTTTATAGTTTATATCAAATAAACTACTTTCATACTCAGTTATTTCATCTTTATTATATTTTTCAATAAATTGATAATCTAATATACCTTGCTTATTAAATTGTTCTAAAATATGGGTTTTTCTATCAACTAATTTTGAATAATGTAAAACAAATATTTTCATAATAATAATTAATATTATTTTAATTATTATAACTAAACGAATTACTCGGCGTTTGAAATGTTAAAATGTGTAAAATGAGATACTTTAGTATTTAGAACATATAATTCTTACAAATACTTGAAATAATCCACGATTTTATCCATACTATAGTAAATCATTGCAAATCCCGAACTTTTCAAAATCATTCCATATAAATTGATATTTCCATCTGACTTAAATATTGGCAAAACTGACAAATATTTATATAATAATTGGTTGAAAATTGGCATTTGAAAAATAAAATATAATAATGCGACTAAGATAGGAGTTTGAAATTGAACTACTAAATCCTCAGCTGTTTCTTTTCTATATTTTTCCTCTTGGTGCTGTTTCATTTTTTTGTGTTTACTTTCCTCGTAAATGCGGATATAGTCGTCTGTATCAACTGGTGGTGGAATATAATTGGCTTGGATTGTTTCATCGTGAGTGTATTCGGTGGAATCCATAGGGATATCACGAGATGGGAGGCGTTGGTCTTGCTGCTGATATCCTTGAGGACTATTGTTACGATATGGATCCATGCTTTGATGCACATTTTGAGGTAAAGGCATTGATTCAATTCCTTGAACTGATCCATTACTTTGACTGCTTCCTTGTCCAAATGGATTTGGATGTATATTCATTGGCATATATGTATTACTTAAACTTTGGTCTATTTGATTCGATTGTTTAATTCCTGTGCTAATGACTGAATTTCTTGGACCACCTTGTTGCTGCTGCTGCTGCTGCTGGGGATTAAACTGAAATTGATTAGGGACTTGTTGCATGGTTATATTTTCAGGTAAGTCCGCAATACGTGTAGTAGATGAGGACATATAAAACTATACAATATTATTTCATCTAAAGATTGTATAGTTTACGCATTTACGGTTGAAATAAGAAAACATGTAATAAATTTAATTATAACTTTTTCAAAATTAACTGTATAACCGGTAACTATTTATCCGAATTATAAAAGTTAATATAGGGGTAATGGCAGAGGTATAAAGTGGAACTTTAATTTCCTGTAATCCAATTACTAAATGGTGAACTTGATGTTTTTGCAGTCTGCGATGACGGCTGACTTGTTGGAATTATTTTTGGTGTTCCGTCCTCATTTAATTCGGGTGAACCCATATCAATAATTTTTTTTGTTTTATCACACTTTGTAGCAGTTCTTGTATATTTATAACAACTATCGCTATGTTTGAATGTTTTTTCATCTATTTCAGTAATTACTGGACCGTTAAATTCAATACAATTTTTGTCTTTGCAAACTTTACGGAATAAAGTTGCTAAACCAAGACCTAATATTATTGAAATAAATACCTTACCCAAATCAGTATTCAATAGTCTATTTAAAAACATTATATATATATTATACATATAAATTACATGGATACAGGGATACAGAGATACATGAAACTTATAGAATCATATATGTTCCCTTAACTTTGTGCTGGAACTGTTGAAATTTCTTTTGTATCTTTTGGACAATTTACTTTTGTCTGTGTATAGCTAAAACAAGATCCGGTTTTATCACGATATTGAATTAAGTTCACATTTTCTGGTGTTGGATATACATATATTTTACGACTATTTTCAGTAGTTACATATACAGCAAACATACCAAATGCAAAACTAATAATTAATACGGGAACATTAATATATTTTATTAAATTCATTTTATTTTTGCAAATGGTTATATATATTGTAAAGATATTTACAATAAAAACAAGTAATTTTTTATATTTATTTCTTGGACTTTTTCTTTTTCTTTTTATTGTTACTATTCCCAGTATTGCTTGTAGCGTTTAAATCTATTAATTCTGCATCACTAACTATAGTATCAGTAGTTAATGAATTTTCAGTTGATGATATAGGAGTAATTGAAACATTTAATTTTTTATCTGCTAAAGACGTCATCTGTTTTTCATCGCCTTCAATTCTAAAAACCTCATTTTTTATTTTATGTTTTGATTTATTTTTTGCTTTACTATTATCTTCATCCAAAAAATCATACGGTTTATAATTTGCAATTTGTTCAGCAATTGTTTTTTGTTTAATAGCTGCAACAAGTGCTTCTTTTTCTCTTTTTTCAATCATTTTTTCTTGCATTCGTGTTTTCATTGCTGATTGTTTTGTCATACGATCTAATGCATTTGTATCCATTTTTGAATTTTTAGGAATATTCATACCCATACCTTTTGCCATATTTTTAAACATTTCTTGGAAATCTCCACCACTTCCTCCTGACATTCCTTTCATTTTTCCAATAATTTCAGTAGCTTCTTTCATTAATTCATCTTGTGAAATTTCACCACTATTCATTTTTTTTTGTAATTTATCACTAACCGTTTTAATTAAACCTGTAATTTTAGTTGGATTTTTCATCATATTTTTAAATACATCTGCCGTATTTTTAATATCATCTCCATCTTTTCCTAAAATGTCTGCCATATCACCAGAAATTTCGTCGGCTAACTCTTTTGCTAAATTTCCAATTTTACCATTAAATAAACCTTTTAAATGTCCATGCAAATCATCTACATTCGGCATGTTATTATTATAATCAGATGAATCTTTACTAAATTTAGATGAATCTTGGCCAAAGTTAGATGAATCTTGGCCAAAGTTAGATGAATCTTGACTAAAGTTAGATGAATCTTGACTAAAGTTAGATGAATCTTGGCCAAAGTTAGATGAATCTTTACTAAAGTTAGATGAATCTTGACCAAAGTTAGGCCAAGAATTTGATTTTGAATCAGATGTTTGTTGATCAGATAAATTTTGAAAAAAATCACTGATATTTGTCATTGCATCTTTCAATTTTGAATGTAAATCTTCTTCTTCTAAATCATTAAACATATTTGCAGATTCACCAAATTTCGATTTATCATTTATAGATCCAACAATTGTAAATAACACAAGTTGTAAATAATTCCACATTGCTTTTTGTGTAGTTTCACTTATATCAGGGCAATTAAAAAGAAGTTTAAATTCAACACCGGGTAAAAAACATGTATTTTTATCCGATGTAAATAAATCCAAATTTTGATAAAGAATATCAAAAAAACGTTCGGGATATACTGTCATACAATAATCATATAATACACGTATTTCAAGTTCAGAAATATCTGGATTTGACCATTTTTGCCAAAGATATGAATATTCTGGAAATGTTGTTGATAAATCTTTGGTCCAATCTGAAATAATTGTTTTAAAATTGGCGGGTATTTGTTTAATTTCAGACATATTATATTATATTATAATGATTATTTTATATTATTATTTAACTTAATATTTTATAGTTATTTTTATAATTATATATACAATAACTATAAAAATAATATTATATACTATAATGACAAGCACATATCATTTTACAATTGAAAAATTGTGTTTACAATTCCAAGAAATTCAAGAACTATATATAGAAATTCAATTAAATCAAACACAAATCCAAGAAAAACTTGTTAAATTAAAAAATATATATAATAATTTAATTAAATCCAATAATAAAAAAAAATTTTTATTTTGTTTAGATACATTTTTTTTCCAATATAAAGTGTTAAATATTGAAATGGATAATTTAAATCTATTCACATCTTTAATTAATAATAGAATATATGGTGACTATTATAAATTATATAATATGATATTATTAACACCAATCCAAGATGATGTATTAAAACCAATCCATGATGATGTCGAATTAAATAAAGTTGATGTATCAAATACAAATGTTAATGAAAGTTCCAAGAATTATCCAATATATAAAGATTTAGAACCTTTTTATGAATATCCAATAATATATTGTAAATCTTTACATGAAGATATAATTCAACTTATTAATCAAATTTTTATATTCTATTCTAAAAAAAACACTGAAATCCAAGAATATAATACAAATCAAATCGGATTATCAATTGATAGCTTTATAAATACATTAGAATATGAAAATGCATTAGTTCATGAACAAATTGTTTTATATATAGGATATATTGAATTTTTTCATAAAACACAAAAAGATTATTTAACAAAACTCTTATATAAAATGCGGGAATTTCATGAAGAAGTAAATTTAGATTTATATGGAAAGGGATCGACAATATTAAATGACACCCCTGTAAATGAAAATGATACAGTATTTACAATTATATAATAAGATTTTTGAATAAATAACATATAATTCATAAAAGAAATAGTTCATAATGGGTCGTTTGTAAAAAAACCCATTGTTGCCTAAGGCAACTAAACTTTTTACAAACCCAACATTTATATTTAACCGACGGAACTGTAGATTCCTTGTAATTGTATCAGTAAATTATATAATGAAAAATCAACCTGAAAAAATATTAAATCAAATTGAAAAATCAATAAATCATCATACAAATTCACAAATTAATGAAAATAAAGATTTAGATGATATTGAACTTGGCCTAACAACTACATCTCCCACAATTGAATGGTCTAAAGAAAATGAAATGATAATGGTAGAATGGTGTGATATTGCACAATGTTATAAATGGCTTAGCACAAAAGCCCATGCAAAATACTCTATGATGCATGCTTGGATGACTATTCCTGCAATTACTTTATCAACTATTAGCGGAACTGCATCATTTGCTCAAGCCAGTTTGCCAATACAATATCAAACTTTTGCTCCTATGGTTATTGGAACAATTAATATTTTTATAGGTATTTTAACTACGATTCAGCAATATTTAAAAATATCTGAATTAAATGAGGGGCATCGTGTAGCAGCAATTGCATGGGATAAATTTGCACGTAATATTCGCATTGAATTAGCTAAAGCTCCCAATGAACGTATGGATGCTGCGCAATTTTTAAAAATTAGTAGACAGGAATTTGATCGATTAATGGAAACAAGTCCATATGTTCCACAAGATATCATAAATTTATTTAAAAACACATTTGAAGGTAAAGAAGGATCAAATGAAAGGCGACGATATGATGAACTAAAAAAACCGGATATCTGTAATATACTTATATCTGCAAATGAAAATCGTCATCCATGGTATATAGACAATGAAAAAATAAATGATTCGAATTTACAAAATTTGGTTATATCTTTAAATCAAAAATCGGAAAAATTGCGAGTGCGCGAAGCAACAATTTCTGAAAAAGAAACCGAATTAATGGAAAAGTTTGAAAAACGAACAGAACTACAAAACACTTTTCAAAAAAATGTAAAAGAATATAGTGCAAAAATTAAATTGGAAAATCGTAAGATTGATGATTATGTTACATCATTTACACAATTATATGGACGCAAACCATTAACAGATGAAATTGTTGCGAATTTTAATAAAACAATTGAGAATGATGTAATTGATCAATATTTGAAAAATTATACAACAATTATATAGTGACTATATTATAGTAATGCCACAAAAAATATTAATGTAATCCATCCAAATATTATTACATATATTTCTGTGCCTGATAATATATAAAATGACCCTGCCCAAATTAGTGTGCATGTCACTGCTAATATTATAATAAACCAAAATATTTTAAATAATCTTGTTAAAATTGAAGGATTAATTAAAGGAACAAATAAATTTTTTAAAAATTCAAAATTAGATTTTGTTTCATTAATAGGTTTTGTTTCATTAATAGATTTTGTTTCATTAATAGATTTTGTTTCATCATTAATATCTATAGGTATAATATTCATTTTATAATATATATACATGTTTTTACCAAGATTTTACAAAATAATACTTTATAAATTTATTAAACCAACAAAGAATTTAATCCGCCCTTTTGCAAAGCATAGGATTCGCATTCTTTGTGGTCAGCAAAACAACTATATGCATGTTTCACGGGCATTGAGTCAATGACCGATAAAGATATAAATCCTAGCACTCAGAACCGCTATTTTGCGGTTAAAGATAGCAACCTAAGGGGTGTATTTAAATATTCAGCGGTTTAAATTATTGTAAATTGGTTATCCGTTTTAATTGCCCATAATTGTATTTCATTTTCTTTAAAATATATGCTTAAATAATCAGTATCACTTTCTTCTAATTCATTTATTAAATTATCTTTATCTTCTTGTGATATTTTGACTATATCTTTTAATATATATTTGGAGTTATATGTAAATACGGAATATCGTTGAATCTTGGACAAATCCACATCATCTAATGGTTTTGATGAAAAAATATATTGTGTATCAAATAAGGAATGATCAATTGTTTCATCTAATATATTAATTGAATTTATGTCTGTATTTTCTTTTATATTTTTATATACAGATCCGCTTTGAATGCATCCATATAATAATATCGGTTTCATTGTTTGCATTCCAGTTTCATCTAATATATTCATTATATAAGGCGTTTTAATAAAAAAATTGACTATATCTTGGCTAAATTCTGTATTTATAACTTTTTCACTATAAATGATTTCATCTATAATTGACCAACAATATTTATTTGAATCGATATATAAATCTATTTTAGTTGAATCAAAAAATACATATAATTTTTCACCATCTTCAATAAAACCTTTGTATATTTTTTGCAAAATATGATTATCAATTAAATCGTGTAATGGCATTATTTTTAATAATTCTTGGAAACATGTGTTCATAAAAAATATATGTTCTTGAGAATCATTGTTTTGATTATCATTGTTTTGATTATCATTATTTTGACCATTATTTTGATTACCATTTAAAGACATTATAGGACATTTAAAATCAATATTTGGAAATTCTATTTTATTACCCATTTTATTAAATAAATATTGTAAAAAAGGCTCAGTGCAATCCGTATTTATTTTAAAAATACATATTTGCACATTATATTGTTTATCAATATCTACAAAATCTCCCCATTTTTGATTTAATATATTATCATTTAAAAATGAATATTTTTTATTGTTATGAGTATATGGATCAGTATCATGAATAATTGTTTGATTAATTAAATCATTATTAAATTCAATATCTTGGTTAATTGATTTATCAATATCTTGGTTAGTTAAATTATCAATATCTGTGTTAGTTAAATTATCAATATCTGTGTTAGTTAAATTATCAATATCTGTGTTAATTGAATTATCAATATCTGTGTTAATTGAATTATCAATATCTTGGTTAATTGATTTATTTTTACTAAAAAATTTATTTAATTTTTGGGATTTATCTAAACTCATATATAATATTATATAACAATATAAAGTAATATTATTATATATATTATAATTCTATATATAATAATATTATAATACAATAATGACTTATTACGGAACAACCGATTTTAATAACGATAATTATTCATATTCAGATGATAGTTCATCTATTTGTTCAGATCAAAAAAAACATAAAGAAGAATTACAAAAAATGAAAAAATTAGATCCTGGATTTTTTATTATTAACCGTTATAAATATTCTGAAAAGTTTAAAAAAATGAAACCAACTAAAGTTGAATTATATAGATCATCGGGTATACCAGATCATAAAATTCGAAATGCAGTTACAGGATTTTATGAAAAATTACGGGTTGGTAGATTTGAATCGGATTTGTTATTTAAAGTAATATTAGCAACTGGTGAAACGGGTAATATTCCAGAACAATTATATTTTGATTCACCGGAACAATATGAAAAACATTGCAACGTAATTGTTTCTGATTCAGTAAAAAAAGCATGGAAACAAAAATATGACGATGAACTCGAATATCAAATGAAACGTAAATCAACAGAATCTAAAACAAATACACATATTTGTTAATATAAAAAAAATAATGATTTATATATAAATATATTATATATGAGTCAAATTTCAGTTGCTTTATCAAATATTTCAAAAACATTATCAGATACATCAAATAATATTAAATATTCTACAAATAGTATAATTAATTCAAATATTTATGGTATTCCATTAGTTACAATAGGTCTTATAGGTGTTACATCTATAGTTTTAGCATATGTTACAATTATGGAAAGTGATGATTCAACACAAGGTATGGGTAATAATTTAACACAAGGTATGGGTAATAATCCAACACAAGGTATGGGCCAAAATTCATTATTAAAATTACAAAATAAATATACTGGTGGAAAAACCAAAAAACAAAAACACAAAATTCGTAAAACAAAATCTAAAAAGTTATAAATATTTACAATTTTAGGAAAATTGTAAATATTTTTTATTTAGGCAGCCAAGAATATATGTTTTATTTAATGAAAATTACTTTAATATCATGAAATCCAGATTATATACACCTTTGAACATTTAAATCCGCACAAAAATACGAATTAAATATTATGATAAATTACATAAATAATATTTATCATAAAAACCCTTCAAATAGAAGAAAAACATTAAAAAATTATAAATAATTAGCATATTTACACCTTTTCTCATTTCAAACGCCCATTTTATTTTGGGTACACATCTTTTCTCATTTACACTCTTGATGAATTTTATCTTTTCTACTTAAAAGTAGAGGTTTTGTAGATACTTTCACACCAACTATTTTATAATGGTCTTGACCATCTAATTTATCTACAGTTTCTTGATAGTCTCTATATTTTTTAAACCAATCACTCCAATCACTATATCTTGAATGATATAATCCCAAACTAATTGCTAATATATGAACAAATCGTCGCTCATAACTATTTTTACATATTATAATT